GGCATTTTAACTTCGCCAAAATATATTCCTTGTTCACTTAATACTTTCTTTTGCATATCTATATATGTTTTGAAAACTTATATATTATGCGTTTCTATCTGTCAATACCCAACCGGTTGAGTTGTCTGCTTGATAAGCATCTTCGTCCCAAACATATTCCCAACTATTCTCAGTAGAAGCTTCTTGTTCTGCAGTTAAGTCAGGTTTTTCTCCTAATGGTGATATCCATTTAGCGTTAGCTATATCTTTTGTCCATGATGAAAAAGGTTGTGGTGGCCAAAAAATTTGATTTGCCTCATCCCAAGTATAACCTATGCCAGCATAGTTTCCTCTGTAAGGTGTTCCACCTAATTTATGTGTATTAATTACTGTGTTGTAAGAAGTTTTTTTCCAAAGATGTTGTGGCCAACCATGACATTTTTCTAACCAGTATTGACCTTCAGCTTCAGTTTCAACACCATCTATATTTGTACAATGTTCATCGGCAACAACGTTTACCGTTAAAACTCTATTGTCTTCTGTTATTTTTGCAAAGTGTGCCATAATTAATTTTGAAATTTATACCTTATTACTACTATTCCACTACCACCAGCATTTCCTGATGCTCCTGGAGCGGGTAATCCTACTCCTCCTCCAGCTCCTCCAGAGTTAGCAGTTCCTGCTACCCCTTGTTTTGGTCCAGGTCCTCCTGGGTGTCTATCTCCGCCTCGGCCTCCGCCACCTTTTCCTCCAGGTCCTCCAGGTGTTGCGGGTTGGTCAGTTCCTCCTCCACCTCCTCCTGAATAGAAGAAAGTTGAACATGCAGGAACACCAAAAGAAGATGGTGCGATTGTTGATGAAGTTCCAGGTCCACCAGTTGTTTGTGGTGATCCGCCTACTCCTCCGGCTCCACCGCCTCCGCCTCCTGCGTGAGGGCCTCCAACACCACCATTTGTTCCTTGTGGTGGACTAACTGGAGGTGTGTTTCCTAAACCGAATCCACTAGCTCCATAACCAGATCCACCGCCAGAACCACCAGGTACATTTGCTCCTCCTCCAGGTGCTGGAGAGCCACTATGTGGTGATCCACCAGCTCCTCCGCCAGTAGATGTAATTGAACTAAAAACTGAATTTGCGCCTCTTGTTGAATCTGATGGGGATGGAGTAAAACCTGTTCCTCCAGCTCCAACTGTTACTGGAAGTGAACCTACACCGATACCAGTTAAAGATGCACAAGTTGCAAGAGGAGATCCTGTCCAAAGTGGAGTTGTAGCTGGGTCTTGAGATTCTCTATAACCTCCGCCGCCTCCGCCGCCTCCCGTTGCAGGGCCTCCGGCTCCGCCACCAGCAACTACTAAATAATCAACTTTTTCATTACCAGCTGAACTACCTTGTGATGTTACACAAAGGTTTCCGTCTCCTGTAAATACATGAATTTTATAATCACCTACGGTAAATGTAGAATTACCTCCGGTTGCCTCAACATAAGCAGGTCCTGAAGATCCTGATCCAAAACCTAAAATTTGATAACCGAATGATTTGCCTTTATGAGAAGGCGTGCTTCTACAACTTTTACCTGAACCTGCTCCAAATGAGCCCGGTGTTGAAAAAAGGGTTTTTACATCTTTCATTCTAAAGCTCCTTATGCGTCGTTAGCAGCGTCAGTAGTAAAGAATAATTTAATTCCTAATAATCTTGCATCAGCATTTAGATCATCTGCTGAAACGTCTCTTGATATTTGAAAAAATACGTACTCATCTGTACTAGGTGAGCCCGCTATTGTTACTGCTCCACTTTCTGCTGTTACGTCTAAATCGTTTGATGTACCACTATGTGCTTTTGCTGTAGGTGCAACTGCAGTACCAAAAGCAGTATTTAAATCTCCATTATCTGCTAATGCAACACCTTGCAAAGCCCACGAAGTTGTTCCAGTATTTGTTGAAGTGGCTGTAAAAAATGCTTGAAAAGTTACTGTGCCTTCATTCCATGATTTAGGAAATGCAACAGCAAACTGTGCAAACTCGTCTGAGTCTTTATCAAAATCTAAAACTTTTATTTCAGGTCCATTTGATAATTCTACTTGTGCAGCTTCTGCACCATTTGTAGTGTTAGGATACATTGAAATTGCTGGTACCCACATAGTTTCTTTTCCTGCAACTTTTACCGCTGAACCACCTGCTTGAACAACACCATTTCCGTTTGGTGCAATATTAATATTACCATCTGCTCCATCAGTAATTGTAATTGAACCTGAGTTAGTTCCTGAGTTTGTATCTAAAACAAGATCATGCGTGCCATCAGTTGTTAAAGTTGCTGCAGCTGCTCCTGTTCCAATTCTAGTTTCTCCAGTGCCTTTTGGTTTGATATGAACATCAACGTTAGTTTCTCCACTTGCACCTAAGATTGGTGGATTACCTGTTGCAGCATTAGTTACTTCTAATTCATTTACTGCTGAAGTTGTTGTTTGAAATATAATTTGTTCATTCCCATTTGCGTCTGCAATAAAACCTGCATCTGCAATTTTAGGAGCTGTTAAAGTTTTGTTTGTTAAAGTTTGTGTTCCAGTAAGTGTTACATCACCATCTCCAAAACTTAAAGTTGCGATATCTGGATTAGTTCCATCATTAGCTGTTGCGAAAACTAATTGATCACCTTTGTCATCTGCTGCAAAAGTAAAAGAATCTCCTGAACCAGAAGCATATTTAAATTGTACTGTGTGTGATCCTGAAGTTGAATTTCTTAAAATATAAAAAGTTTGAACATCAATTGGAATAGTTACGATTTGGTTTCCAGATATTGAACCTGTAAACTCAATCATTCTATGAGATAAAACTGCACCAGTTGATCCGTCAGAAACAGATAAAGCTGTTGTTTGTGAACCACCAGCAATTGATTGTTGTGTAAAACCACCAGAAATTTGTTCGATGATTTGTAAATTAGTATTTGTTTTTGTTCCCCATGTACCGGCATTTTCACCAGTTGCTTGAAGTTCTACCCCTAAAGGTGTGTATGTTGATGCCATAATTTTTATCTCCTATGCAGCGTCACTATACGTTGTATTTGATCCCGTGTCAACATCTTGATACGATTGAATTCCAAAACCTGTAGCAGTTCCAAAAGCAGCTACAGAACTAATTGTTTCAACACCTGTTAAGCCCATTACATCTGCAGGTGTTATTGCCCCTACGGACGACGTAGAAGACACTCCAGCTAATCCTACAAGCATTTGGTCAAGATCTATTGATCCTACGGCTGAGGTTGTTGCAACGCCTGTTACAGGTACAAATTCTACAATACCTGCTATTAGATCACCAACTTCAGCTGTTGAAGAAACTCCTGTTAATGATGCTACAGAAGTTAAGTCAAGTGTTACAGAACCTACTGCAGAAGTTGTAGCAACTCCTGATATTCCTAATGTTAATTGAGCTGGATCTAATTCTCCAACAGAAGCAGTTGCAGAAACTCCGGTTAATGAAACTGTTGGTGATAATATAACTGTTGGTGAACCAATTGAGAATGTTGCAGAAACTCCGGTTACTCCCATAACATCAGCAGGGTTAAGTGTAAACATACCCCAACCATTTTCACCGTAAGTTCCATTACTCCAACCATTTGCACCTAAGTTAGATGTAATTTCTTGACCATCTAATTCTACAGTTAAACCAGAGAAACCCCAACTTTCAAAGTTCCAAGTATCTCTACCCCAACCTTGTTCATTAAACGCTGATAAAGAACCTACTGATGCTGTTGCTGATACTCCAGTTACAGATACAACAGGACTATTACTTTCTCCCCAAGGCTCTTGACCCCATTCAGATCTACCCCAACCTTGTTCAGAAGATGCAATAGGTGTACCTAAAGATGAAGTTATAGATTGACCTGATAAGATTACTACTTCGTCATTAGCTTGACCCCAAGAACCACCATCGTTCCATGTGTCTGCACCCCAACCAGTTACAATAGCTTCAGTTGTGCCCCAACGACCGGTACTCCAGGTTGTGCCTGATTGGTTCCAAGTATTGGCCATAAGGAAGACCTCCTTATGCTAATCGTATGATTGCGTTCGATGCGTCTGCTGCAGGGAATTGAATTGTAAAAGTTCCGCTAGATACGGTTTTATCTCCACCAAATGCAATCACTGCACATGCTGGATCACCAGAAGCAGAATCATTATAAATTAATGCACCATTTGCTGTGAAAGATGCACTTGTGTAACTTACATCATTAAAATCACAAACAGCTGTTGTGCCTGATGCAGCTGGATCAACACTTGTAAGTGTTGCACCACCTGCTGTGTAAGCAGATCCTGATGTATTAGAAATTTCGTTTGAAGTTGAATAAGCTGTTGTACCTGCACCTAATGATGCAGAACTAGTGTATAAAGCTATTTTAAAAGTGTTGCCGCCTGAAGCAGAAAAGTTGTGAACTCCTTTTAAAAGTTCTACTTTAAAACTTGTGCATACCGCTGATGATATTGCCATAATATTTTATCTCCTATGGGTTTGCCGAGTTAACTGGAATACGAACAGCGCCATCTGTGTAGTCGTCTCTTCGTCTTCTACCAACTTGCTCATTAGCAAACTTTTGTATCTCTTGTTTATACTTATTTTCATAAAGTGTCAACATATCAATTGGGCCTTTTAAAAACCCATATGTCTCTGATAGACAACAATACAATAGTCCATTAGGGAAATTCGTACTAATATAATTAGTCTGATTACTAGACTCCAAAGTAGCTGGCATTTTGTTAAAATGCACTCTAAATTTATAGGTTGTATCTGGAACTGGAGCAAACATCATTCTTCCAGATGTAGTGTCACTATCTCCTGTAGCACCACCAAACATTGCATAGTATTTAGGTTGCCCTCTTTTTGCAGTTTCTGTTGAGGGTACGTATTGTTGTAAGTATGTAATATCTTTTTTCTCTAGCCAAACATTATTTCCTGTTACATCAGAGGTTGAATCATAGACTTGTATACCTCTAATAAATAATGATCCTGCTGGAGCATTAATTGTTGATTGACCAGTTATTAAATTACCATCTTGTTGTTTTCTATCTGCATCAATAGGAACATCTCTCATGATTCTATATTGTGCGTTTAAGATTATGTTCTCTAATATATCAGTTGTTAAAACATTAGAATCTGTTTCTGTGTAGTTTCTAATTTGTGTAACTAATGTGTCGTAACTTATACCTGCCATTACGCTACAACCTCTTTACATGTTGGACAACTTTTTCTAAACCTATTGTGTTTTGTACAATGCTCTGGTTTTACTTCTTGTTTTAAAACAACAGGTTCTTGTTTTTTAGGTTTAAATATATTTTTAATTTTATTCCAAATATAACTTATCATAATATACCTCTTATCATTGGACTAACATAAATGTTTTCTCCACCACCTGTTATATTACCAACTGCGTTATAAGGCAAGGTAACAGTAAAGCCTGTATTAACTGTTTTTGTAGCTGGCATAGCACCTGTATTTTCTGTTCTTGTAGTTACAGATTGTATTTCTAAACCTGGAAAAACATTAGCGATAGCATGCGCAGTTGCCGTTGTACTTTCTGGTGTTTGACCTCTAAAAGGTGCATTAGTGCCTCTAGTTAAACCTGTTATAGTTTGTGCTCCAGACTTGCCTGTGTATTGTATAACTTCTCTTTGAATTACAGGAACATAGTCAGGATTTGTTGAACTTGGTGCAGTTGCACTTTGTATAAAATAAAAACCTGTTCCAGGAAAATTTGTATTAGAATCAAACGTAGCAGTTGTTGCTGAATCTGTTATTGCATCCGCAATTGCAAATATTGGAAATAGATTACTTCCTAAATTAAAACTTTGAGTAGGATCATTACTAGCTGGGTTATAAAATAAAACAAAATCTCCAACTTCTAAAGTATGATTAAGTAAACTTACAGTTAAAGTTGCACTTCCATTTGTTATTGTAAATGGATCTTTTGGTAAAAGAATTGCTGTTGGTGGTTCATTTCTATCTGTTCTTGTATTTAATAGTGCAACACCATCAGCACCATTTGGTTTTGGTTCTAATTGTGGTTGCTTTGGTTCAAATTCTGTAAAGTGAACAAATGCACCATTCCATTCTCTAACCATTTCTCTATATGGAAACTCCATACCTGATCTATCTGATATTGCTTTTGCGTATTTACCTGTTGCGTATCTAGACATTATGCTCCTGGGTAGTATGCTTTTGGTGTTATGTATGTGCTAGAAGCAGAACCATCCTCCGCTAATGCTCTTGCTAGTTCATCTTCATAAGCTAATTTTGTAGCTTGTATAAGTTGTGGTGCATATTTTTGTGATAAATAATATGCTAATCCTGATATCATACATGGTACAAATCTAAATGGAACATCAGTTGCATTAGTATAATCACCTACATCTTGAATTCTTTTTATAAAATAAAAGTGCATATCTTTAGAAGCGTTAGTTGCATCTGGTGTTGGATAGATACTGACACTTACATGATCTATAAATCTTTGTACCCAATATTGATTAGGTGTCCCTTTTGATAATTTATTAGAAAAACCTGCATAAGTAGATCTATCTACTTTTGTCATTGGCGAATCTGATTGAGTTGTTGCTGTTCTATTATTTCTTAATTGTGCTTCAAGGACATCGGATATTCCATGAACATTTGCCGGTATACTAGTAGCATTCGTACCATCAGCTGCTGATCTAAAAAATTTATATTCAGCTTGTCCTTCTACTAAATCTAAATCTAGTTCTCCTACTTCCCAATAGTGAAGTCCTCTATTACCCCATTCTTGGAAAAGAATATTAAGAGATCTTCTTGCAGATTTTAATTGGTAACCTGCTGCAGAGTTTAATCCAATACGTTCGAAAGCATCTTCTATTATTTCATCAATAGAAAACGTTTTATCAAAAGTAGTTGTCTCAGAGGTAGTATTTGCCATTTAACCTCCTATGCGTCTAGGTATACTGTCAACCCTGTTATGTCACCTTGGTCCATTGGAAGGTAAGCACCTTCAGTAAATAAAACTCCATCATCAGGAATATAAGGATCTAAATCCCCTGCGTCTGCAGGTATAGTCATTATAGTCGATCCTGTAGCTGAAGTAGTTTTAAATAAAAAATTATCTGCAGATGATATAACTCCATGCATTCCTTTTATTCTAGTTCTGCCTGCAAATAAAACAGCATGCATACCAACTGAAGTTACTCCTGCAGAAATATCTGTAGTAGCCGCTCCATTTCCAGTTATTTGTGTAACCGTGTTATAGAATTTAGTTGAAGTCACTGTAGCTCCACCAGTAGGTCCTGTGATATCTTCAGTTATACTATCTCCATTGTGATCAGTTCCAGTCACTGTGTATGTTACGTCTGAATTATCATCACCTGAACCAGATGTTAAGGTAATTTTTTGAACAGTACACGAACCATCATCAGCTTGAGCAAAAGTTGCAGCCGCTGCTTCTAGAGTTAAATTTGCTCCATCTGCTGGATCTTGCTCTGCTGCTATAACTGCAGCACCAGTTGCTGTTCCTCCAGTTGCAAACCTTGCTTTTACGTCTGTTGCCATATTTTTCTCCTTAAAATTAAGATGTGGGGCCGAAGCCCCACATTAATTATTTATTACGCTGCAAATGCAAATGCACCTGTAGTAGCGTCTGCTGCGCCACCCAGTTTAGTTGCAATATGCCATGTACCTGTTTCATAACAAATAAAAGCAATCATGCTTCCAGTTGTTAAAAGGTTTGTAGCTGCGTTAGCGGCAGTAAAAACTAATTGAGTTTCACCTGCTGTAGAAATATCAACATCTGCCTCTCCGCCTGATCTTGATTCAATTACTGAACCAGTAGCCCAAACGTCAGTTCCAGCTGCATCAAAAGTTAGAGTGTTAGTTCCACCAGTTGTGTCAACTGCTTGCATATAAACACATACTGTTCCTGCTGTTGCTGCAGGTAATGTAGTGCTTGCTGCGGCTGCACCTGTGTAGTTTACAATTGTTATAGTGTCTGCTGCAAATGCAAAACCAGCACCTGTTGCTACGTCTGCTTTTGCTAAACCAGTTAAGTCAGGCATACCTGAACTCATTCTAGTTGTAACTGCACCTGTTGTTGTATTTTTAGTCGCGACTTGAAAACCAGCTTCTGATCTTACCGGTCCCGAAAATGTAGTATTTGCCATAATTATATCCTCCTAGTTTCCGAACATAGTCTCTAGGCCGTCGACTATACGCGTCTATGTTCTAATTAATTTGTATAGTAATAAAACTATATACTAGATTTTAGTAGAGTGCAAGAGAGCCTGTAGTGTGGAGTGAATTTTTCCAACGATGTAGCTTTTTATTAAGTAGCTACAGAAACTTGTGGAGCCGCTTCTTCAACTTTATTAGCTAGATGCTCTTTTTTAGCCTCTGCTAATTTTATATGGCTTAAAACTTCTCGAACTTGTCGGTCTATCTTAACCATATTGAGAGTATATCTACCCTCTTTAAGATGCTCTTGCTCCCACTGAAGATCCAAACCCCTCTTTTTCTTGTAGAGGTCGTTTAAGTGTTGCATCATCTGTTCCATCGATAACCTCCTCATAGGTTATTCTGTTAATCTGGTCACTATAAGAGTTTCCAAGATTTTCCCAAACTATACTTTTTTCTCCTAACTTGTCAAGTATAGCCTTTTCTAGTGAGGCTGAGTCGTCTTCACACTCAACAATAAATTTAGCGTGATGATCATATGCCCAGATATTTACTAGAATTTTAGCCATTATTCTTTCTATCTTTAAAATGAGGCGGGATTGTGGCCCGCCTCAAATTTTTTAAGTATTACGCACCTTCAACACCAAAGATACCTCTGTAGTCAGATACACCGAATCTGTATCTTTCTCTAGCTTTGTATCTTACGTTTCCAGTATCGAAATCACCTTCCATCGCTGTTCTGATTGGAGTTCTTTCGAAATACTTCATACCGTTAGGCACATCAGTGATAATGTAGAACGCATCCGTGTCAGTTAAGAAGTTATTAACTCTGTAACCTTGTGGAATCATTCCCATTGACGCAATTGCGTTAATGTCATTATCAGCAGTTGACGTTCTACCTTGAGACTTCATAAGTCTTTCAGCAGTGAATTGAAGTTCACTTGGAACGATCATTTTAACACCTCTTGCAGCAATTTTTAGACCTCTTTCGTCTGTCATTGCAGCAATATCAATTAATGATTGCTCTAATGAAGTTTCATTCAAATCAGCTTGTACCGCTAACGTGTTTGATACAGTGCCCGCGATTGTTGGGTGAGCAGTGTTAAATAAAGAAACACCGTCTCCAGAATCAAAATTATCCGTAGTTGGTAAACCTTGGATAAGCGGATCTACTGCTTTGATTTGTTTAGTATTTGCCATGGATCTAGCTAATGCTTTTGTATATCTAGACGCAAGTCTGTCATACAAGTTGTCCTCGATCGCTTCTTCAGTGATCGCGAACGCAAGCGCAACAGTTTCCATAGTGTATCTAGCTGTGTAAGTTTCTTGAGCATTGTCAAAAACTACGCCAGAACCTTCCGGTTTAACTGCAGCATTTGCAAAACCAGATAACATAACTTCTTCTTCAAACGCTCTGTCTGAAGTTTCTGTTACATATATCTCAGCATGCTGATTCTCATAACGTTTGTATTCCAGTCCGAATAGTGCATTCAGGCCTGGTTCTAGT